ACATCAAATTCTAAGTCTATATCTTCAGCTGTAAATTGATTATCAAACATAATAACTAAAACATCTATCATATCCCCTAAATCTTCATCTGTATATCCTTCTTTTTGGGATAATCTATCTCTAACTTCAGTAAACTTTTTATATTTATTTCTTAGTATTTTACCACTATCATATTCTTTCTTTTTTACTGTTATTTTCATTTTTTCACCCTCCAAATTAATTATTTTTAATAAAAAATACAACTCTTTTAAATAAGCTAATTAAAGCCATTTTAAAGAGTTGTGCATTGTTATTGATTAATACATTGAATATTTTTTTATATATTCTTATATTGGATTATATAAAGAGTTTTTTGTCCAACTTAAAAAATTTATAGTGATGGTTTTTCAACTGGCTCTTGAACTTTAGAAAACCAATCTTTTATAGCTGCTTTTGCATCTTTATGTTCATCTAATAAGTAAGTTTCATCTACTTCAGTATTATAATTATCATCTACTTCTCTTCCATAGAAAATCCCTTTCAATTTAGAAGTTTGTGTTTTTGTTTTATCTCCTTTTGTGTCATATTCTTCATTAAACCCTTGATTAAATTTTCCGCAATAATACCAAACAAACTCATATTTTCCATTTGTTTGTCTTGCTCTCCACCCTATAGCTATCTCTGCTGCCCTATCATTTGTATTATTTACTAAGAAACCATTTTTATATGTAGCACCTCTTAGCAATGCTTTTTGTTCAGGAGATAGTTTATTATTTTCTATTTCTATTTCTGCACTTTCAAAAGTTTCAAATACTTCTTCAACAATATCGTCACTATATGTTTTCTCTACATTATTTTTTATTGTAACTTTAGCTGCTATAGTTCTACCTAATTTTATAGGTTTAGCTGTTTTATATGATGTAGCTGTATTTTCAGTAACTAAAGCTACATAAATATCTTTACATCCCATTCTACGAGTTTTTACTGCTTGTTCTACTGTCATTCTTTCAGCTCCTTTCTAAAATAAAAAAAGACTTACAAATACTCCGTATAAGTAAATCTAATTCCTTTATGATAAATTTTCGTTCCTTTTTCATAAAAATCTTGACCATCATTTTTTATAAAGTCATTTTCTATCATTAATTTTCTAACTTGTCTTTTTAATTTATAAGCTTCTAAACTATCTGTACTCCATATATCCACTTGAATAAAATGTTTTATACAACTTGCTTCATCATCTTCATAATCACCATCTTGATCTAAGTATTCATGTACAGTTATATGAGTTTTATTTAATTCTTCATCATACCATCCCTCAAATACTTCAACATTTGTAGGTTCTAAAGTTTGAGTAACAAGTGCTATAATATCAAATTCCTCATTTTTCACTATATCACCCCTCTAACTTTTTAATTAATTTTTCATATTCTTTTATAGCTATATCATCATATTTCTTTTTTAACATTTTATTAACTAAGCCAAATGAATGATGCGGAGGTCGTTGGCTTGTCCCCCATTCTTCCATTTTCATATAATAATAAGGACTTTTATCAGATTTTTCCCATCCAACAACTACATAAGTTCTTCCACCCTTTTTCCTTAATTTAGGCTTTGGAACATTATCACGAGCGTGCCCACTTGGCCTACTTCCACGTCTCCCACTATTACTATTATTATGACTCTCATGTATTAAGGGTTTAACAGTGGAATAAGCTAACTCTCCACATTCTTTTAATATCTTTTTATTAATACTTTCAACTTGAGTTTCTGTAGCTAATGAATCAACTATTTTTATAAGTTCATCTAAGCCTTCAAATTCCATTTCAATACTCATTAAATCACCTCATTACATTTGATTTTTATATATTTTCTTTTGTATGCCATGAAATCAACATAATATATTTCATATTTTCTATCATTCCATTTTACAATAAAATTTTTTTTATCTCTTAATTTCTCCATTGGCAAACAATATCTAACTTTAAATATAACTGTATTTTCTAACTTTGAGTTTATAGCTTCATATTGCTCTTTTCCTATTAAATCTAATACCTCTGCATTATATGATGGTAAAAAATCAATTTCTTCTTTATCATATCTTCGGCCATTAATGATTTTATCTTTTATTTCTTTAATATCTATATGAGTAAATTTAGCCATTTTCATCACCACAATTAGCAAGTATATCTAATATAGTGCTTGAAATTTGGTCGTATCCATAATTTTTACCTTCTAATCTTAAATCAGGATTATCAAATAAATCTCCTGCTATTTTTGTAATTAATAAATTAGCTAGAGGTATTCTATCTTCACATTTTTTATATGCTTGACCTACACAAATATCAACATATAATTGAGCTTCTTGAATCTTTTTTTCTATATGTTTTCTTGTTTTCTCATCAACATAATCAATTCTGCTATTTTCAGCTACATCTTCTACAGATACACTCATTCTAACTCCTTTCTAAAAAAGCTATGGTGTAAAAATTCACTATAGCTTTTAAATTAAAGTTCTATTTTCTTTATACTTCTCTTAGATCCTAGCGTAGGTATAAATCTTTCTAATATTCTTATTTTCGTAGTATCTTTATCAAATCCAGCTTCATCTGATTTAGCAACAGTAACTTGATTCCTATCTACATACTTAACAGCTTCTTTAAAGTTTAAGACATAGAAAATTGATTTTTTATCTTTTGTTAAAGTTAATAATTCATTATCTACAGTTACTATAGGTTTATTATTAAAATATTCAACTCCATTTACTTCTGTTATTAAATTTAACTTATTTCCTTGCTTATCTTTCATATTTTTTAATAAACAATATCCAGTAACATTAGTTAATGTAACTAACCCAGCTTTAACAGAAGGTAAAGATGAATCTATAGCATTTTCTACATCTTCATATGATTTAGCATCTTTTATTTCTGTTGCATTCTTAGTTACTACATCTAATATTTTTTTATTTTCTTTTATAGTAGCTATATTAGTAAAGTTCTTTCTTACTAAGTTTTCAACATCTATTATTGCATCATCTAAAGTTTCGCTTGTTATTTCTTGTATTAATCCAACTTTAGCACATTTATAAGTTACATCAGTTGTTACTAGAGTTCCGTCAACTATATCCTCACCTTCAGCTATATCTGCTATTTCATTTTGATCTAAATCTACAACTGGTATAGTTCCTTCATTTTTTGAAACTTCTATTACATCACATAAGCCTTTTAGTGATCCAAATCCCTTTTGTATAACTATTAAGTTATTAACAAATTCTTTAGGTATAATTGCAGCATTCCCATCTGTTTTTACTATTCCTCTTTCTTCTTCACTAAGTTCTTCTTTTCCCATTATAAACTTAGTTACGGATCTCATTTCATTTACTTCTGTATTTTTATTATTTTTCTTTCTTTTGGATTGATTTTGTAGATTTCGCTTTTCTTCCTCTTCAATCTCTTCTTCAATTGCTAATAATTCTTTTAATCTTCTAATTTCTTCTTTTTTAGCCTTTGCATTATCTGCATCTCTTTTTTCTAAAAATTCTCTCATTTCCTTAGTTAATTTTTTTATTTCTGCTCTTAATTCAGTTATTCTATCCATATTTTTTCTCCTTCCAATTTTAAACATAATAAAAGAGATACTAGCTAAAGTATCTCATTTTCCAATTCAATTAAATTTAATTCTCTTTCTAATTCTTCTATTTCTTTTAATTTATTTATTTCATCTTGTTTTTCTTCTTTAGCTCTTTTATAGACTGTTGTTGATGTACTTTCATATGCTGGGTTAACAACTATGCTACAATCACTTATATTAGCAATTTTATTTATACACCTAAAATCATAACCCCTAGTACCATCATCCCAATCCCAAGATTGAGCGTCTGAATCATTCCAATCTATAGAAAATGCAAAGCTACATTTACCAACTATACCATTTTCCATATTCTCAATTAAATCTCTTGCATATGTTGTATTAGTTGGAATAGCATCAAAAAATAATCCTTTATTATCTATAGATAAATTCAAACTTCCAACCCCTTCTTTTTTACTATTTCTAGCTAAAATTAAGTTGTCATTATGATTAAAATTTAAAATAACATTAGACATATCGCAATTATCCAATGCTCCTTTTTTAATAGTTTCTCTAAAACCTAAATCTTCGGAAATAGTATCAAAAGTTAATGCATATCCTTGAATATGTGTTTCTTTATTATCTCCTTCTCCTATTTCTCGAACTTCAAAGTTATTAAAACTTCTAATCTCATTCTTTACCTTCATTTTCCCCACCTCCTTTCGCTCTTGTAATTTCTGATAAATCCTTATATTTATATACTCCACTTGAAACTAATAACTCATCTCCACCTTCAATTAGTGGTTTCTCAAGTATTCTTCTTACATCATTAATTGTATATCCTGAACTTTTGATGTATTCAGTTACTATTTTCGCTTGTGTTTCTGCATTTGTTCTTAACATTACATTTTGATTGAATCTACATTTTAAACCTTTTTGACGGTCTAGTTTAGATATATATTTCCAGTCAAATTCTTGCTCTAGCTGTTGGAATTTAATTAATAAAGTATCTGTAAGAAATCCTATATTTTGCATTTCCATATTATTATTATTACTATCTTCCAAATCGCCTATTTGGCTAGGACTTAGTCCAAAACAATTGGCTATTTCTCTCCTACTAAGCTTTCTAATCTGTTCAAACTGTGCATCAGCTAAACTTAAATTCAGACTTGAAATATTGTATCCTGCAGGTACAGTAAAAGTCCTTCCATTATTTGAATAAAGCTTATCAAACTTTTTCTGTATTTTTTTTAATTCTTTTTCATCTTTTATATCGCTGGATAGTTGAACTAATATTTTATTAGTCAATCCATTATCAAATAAATTTCCTAAGTAACTTTGACCTTTTACATTTGTTTTTATTATATTTCTCAATAAATCTTTATTTGCTTTTGTATTTATTCCATCAAAAGAAATACCTGGCCTATAAAGTATCATGTCTTTATCAAAGCAACTTCCAACCTCATTAACTAATTTAAATTCAATCAGAACTTTATTTCTCATATTTGAACTTAAGATACCTCTATCATCTATGATTATTTGAGTTATTTGAGCTGGATATAAATCATTTGTATTTCTATCTATTAATAATCCACCTATTCCATAATGTTCACCTAATGCCACTACAGATTTAATACAATCTATAGCCGTCATATTAGGATTAGGTCTTAGCCTTAATTTTTCATATAATTCATGGGTCTTAGCATCCACTACTCCCTTTTCAGTATCTTGTTTTAAAATTAATGGACACTTAGCAACACTTTCAGAAATATATTTTATACATTTAAAATAGGTTGTTTCTTTTAATTCCTGTTCAGGAATATTGTCATAACCTTTTTGAAATAATTGTGACCAAGTGTATTTTTCCATTTCATCTGTTAAATTTCTTTTTTCAATCTTATCCCAAAACATTCATTCACCTATCTTTCTGTATAAAATAACTTAATAAAAACAATCCTATAGCAAGCAAGTACATAGCTATATGCCTATTTAAATCGAATGTAGTGAAAAAAATTATAAAAAAAGAAATTACTAATAATAAATCTGCTATCAGTAATTTCTCTTTATTTTTATCTTTATTTTTTATTGAAAACTTTTTTATCTTAATCACCCCATTCTTCTTTTTTTTCAAGTTCAGCAAATGGATCATAATGTCCAACTTCATTGTCTTCTATAGCTAAACCTAATCCCATAAGCATAGCTATAATACCATCTATTTTAAAACTAGATTTTTTCTTACTATATTTAATATTCATAGCATCATCATAAACGGCTATTGTATTTTTAGCCATAAAATTAAATACCTCATTTTCAGCTATAATTAATCTTTCATCAATTAAT